CCTGATCTGGCGCGGCTTTGTCCGAAAATTTGGGCGGCCGGTTCTGGAAAATTCCGGGTGCGTTGTTCAGACCGGGCTGATCCGTAATTTGTTACGGCATGGTCACACAACCCAAAGGGACGTCGCAGATACCGGACTTGGACGAGGACAGCCTCGGGCCGGCGATGCGGGCGCTTAATCCGGCGCAGCGGCGGTTTGCTCTAGCTGCGGTGCAATTTCCGCTGGCGAAGGACTGGCAGATTGCGCGGGCGGCTGGGTATTCGGATTTCAGCCACGGGGCGCTGCGGGTTTGCGCGCACCGGCTTTTCCACAATGACAAGGTTCTGGCGGCGATCAACGAGTTGGCGGTGAAGGAAATCCGCAGTTCGGCGCTGCTGGGGATTGCGACGATCAAGAAGATCGCGCGGCGGGACGGCGACAAGGATCAATTGAAGGCGGCGGTGCATCTGGTTGGGCTGGCCGGCCACACCGTCGAGCAGAAGATCAGCGTCCAGCAGACGGTGACGGACACCACCGACAAGGGGATCGAGGACAGGATCCGGCGCGCCGCGGAGAAACTGGTCAAACTTGGTCATGATCCGGCGAAGCTCCTGGGCCTGCCTGCGCCGATCGACGCTGAATTTCAGGTGATTGATGGCGATTGAGGACCGGGAGGCCAAGGCGGCGATTGCCGAAGCTCTTGAGGCTCAGGTCGCAAAACTCACCTATCAGGGCAAGATCCTGTCGTTTGAGCCCTACGAGAAGCAAAAGGCGCATCTGGCCCTTGGGCGGACCAAGCGCGAGCGGCTACTGATGGCGGGCAACCGTCTTGGTAAATCGGAAACCGGGGCGTTCGAGGCTGCGGTGCATTTGACAGGAAAATATCCGCCTTGGTGGAAGGGGCGGACCTTCGATGGACCGACGAAGGGGTGGATTGCCGGCGTGACGTCGCTCGACGCGCGCAACGTCTGCCAGACCAAACTATGCGGCCAGTACGGCGTCGACATCGCTTTCGGTACCGGCATGATCCCGAAGGAGGATTTGGCCGACAAGTCGCTGGCCCGTGGTGTCACGGATGCCTATGACACGATCCAGGTCAGGCATGTCTCCGGCGGGATATCGACCGCGCAGTTCAAATCCTACGAGCAGGGCCGGCAGAAGTTCCAAGGCGAGGGGCTGGACTGGATATGGTTCGACGAGGAGCCGCCGCTGGATATCTACAGCGAGGGGCTGACCCGCATCGGTGAGCGCGACGGGATTGCGTGGCTGACCTTCACCCCGCTGGAAGGCCGCTCCGACGTGGTGATCCGCTACCTCGACGAGCCGGACAAGGACCGCGCCGTCACCACCATCACGATCGACGAGGCTACCCACATCACGGAGCAGACAAAAGCCCGTATGCTTTCGGGGTATCTTCCGCATGAGCGCGAGGCCCGCGCCCGTGGTGTCCCCATGCTGGGCTCGGGGCGCATTTTCATGGCACCCGAGGAAACGATCATCGAGGCGCCGATCGAGTATATCCCGGCCTATTGGACCAAGATCTGGGGCGTCGACTTCGGCATCGACCATCCATTCGCCGCGGTGTTGATCCTCTGGGACAAGGACAACGACGTCATCCACGTCCACCACTGCATTCGTATGGCCGACGCGCTGCCGATCCAGCATGTGCTGCCGCTCAAGAAGATCGGGGCCAATGTTCCGATCGCATGGCCGAACGACGGCAATATTCGCCGCGACGACGGCGCGCCCATGGCCGAGCACTATAAGCGGCATGGCGCCCTGATGCTGCCGACGCATGCGACCTGGCCCGACGGGGGGGTGTCGACCGAGGCCGGTATCCTCGAAATGGATGAGCGGGAGAAAACCGGACGGCTCAAGGTCTCGGCGCAGCTTTCGGACTATCTTGAGGAACGCCGCTTCTACCACCGCAAGGACGGCAAGATCGTCAAGATCAAGGACGACCTGATGTCGGCCTGCCGCGTGGCGATCATGGCGAAGCGCTTTAGCCGCGCGGTGGCTCTGGGCGGCCACCTGGCAGCGCGACCGTCCCGTCAGGTAGCTGAAGGCACAGATTTCGACGTGTTCACCGGCGGCGACCTCTAGCCCGCCGCGCGGGTGCGTTGCTGGCATCCCCTGACCCGACCACGTTCATCCTCGCCACAGTACCCTGTGGGGTTTCCTCCCAGACTTGGCGCGCGGGAGCAACGTACAGCCACTCCCGCCGCCCCTTTGGAGCTTTGCGATGGATGACAGCAACATTTCCTCGATTCATTCCGAGATGGTCGTTCTGACCCGCGCGCTGGAGCCGGGCCCGGCCGCCAAGGACCGGGTTCGCTCGTTCGAGGATGAGACTTTCGGCAAGGACGCGGTGCGGATCAACGGCGAGCTCGAGCAGGGCATCGGTTCACCCTTTGCCAAGATGGATGCCGGCCAGAAGGCAAAATACGCCGCGCTGCAAGCCCTCGTCGGCGCCGAACAGCGGTTGAGCGACGCGCGCGCCGCGCTGGTCACGGCCGAAGCTGAATTCGAGACCGCGGACGCTGCGGCGAAGTAGCCATGCCTCCGTCGAACCCGAAAAACCTGGGGCTTACCACCGCCGCGACCGATCTCGGCCTCGGCGACATGCTGGGCCAGCAGACCCAGGACGAGACTGACGAGCAGCGGAAAAAGCGGCTCGCCGCAATGCAGCAGGGCACCGGCGGCGGCGCGGCGATGGATTTGCTGGGGGGCATGGGAAGTGGACGCGGCTACTGATCTCGATTTCAAGCGGCACGCCGACGAGCTTTGCCAGACATGGCAGGTGCGCGCGCTCGCCGGATCGCGGGGCCTTTTGAACGCGCTGATCACGTCCGTTCTCGCTCACAATTTCGAAGATGCGATGCCGACGCTGCTGCGGATTGTCTATCCGGGCTTCGACGGCTCGCCCCCGCCGGCCTATTTCACCACCGCCGGCCGCATCGCCAAATCGGGTCAGATCGTCGCCGACATGGCGGACAGCCGCACCGGCTTCGTCAGCAAGCGCGTGAAGATTTTCGACAGCGAAGTCCACATGCGCGACGTGTTCCGCAAGCTGGCCGACCAGATGAAACTCAACGATTCCGACCGGCTGCAGATGTTCATCGCCGCGCGAAAGTGGGTCGTCGCGGACGAACGGCTCGATCCCACCATGAACCCGATGGACCCAGATGCCAAACGACTTGTCCATTAGGGCCGACATCGAGACGCTGCCGCGCATTTCATCGCAGGCGGAACAGAACGTCGTCATCGATATCCTGCAGCAGTTCTCCCAGCTCACAAACTGGCGGACCACGTTTGCCAACCAATGGGAAGAGGTTGCGCAACTGATCCTGCCGACGTCGCGCAACACGTTTTTCTATCAGAACTACAACACGCCGGGGATGAAAAAGACCGAGCAGCAGGTCGATGCGTCCGGCATGATGGCGCTGCATCGCTTCGCCGCGATCTGCGATTCCCTGCTCACCCCACGCAACATGATGTGGCACCAGCTCGGCGCCAATGATGACTACGTGATGAAGGACCGCGCGACCCGGCTGTGGTTCGAGCAGGTGACTAAACTGCTGTTCAAATACCGCTATTCGCCGGTTGCTAACTTCGCCGGACAGAACAACAACAATTTTCAGTCGCTCGGCGCTTTCGGCAACGGTGCGATGTATGTCGACGCCTTCGACGGCCGCCAGCACCACGGCGCGCGCGGCTTGCGCTACAAGGCGGTGCCGCTCGGCGAGATGTTCTTTCACGAGAACCATCAGGGCCTGATCGACGGCTTTATCCGCTGGTTCCGGCTCACCGCGCGCCAGGCCGTGCAGAAATGGGGCATCGGCCGCCTGCCGCCGGGCCTGCATGCTGCGCTGCAGAACAACAGCGAATTCCCCTACAACTTCCTGCATTGCGTCCGGCCGCGCACCGATTACGACCCCGGCCGCTACGACGCCAAATCGCTGCCGTTCGCCTCGCATTACGTCTCGGTCGAGGGCAACTGCCTGATGCAGCCCGAGAGCGGCTACAATTCGTTTCCGATCGCGGTGTCGCGGTACGACCAGACC